CCAACTCCGGTCATCATAAGACCCCCAGCCACACCAATCAATGCACCCATCGCTCCTATAGCAATGGCCATGTTCGCAATTTTTTTACTGAAGCTAGCTACATCATCAGGAATCTTTGCATCTACTTGGCTAATTGCCTCAGCTACTAACATTAGCTCCAACGCAATGGCGGTTACTGCGACGAGACCAGCAACTGCGGCAACTGGATTAGATTTAGTAATATATCCAGCTGCAGTCATCAATCCGCCCATAGCTGCTATCGCAATTGCCATGTTCGCTACTTTCTTGCCAAAGCTCCCCATGTCGTCTGGTATCTTTGCATCCATTTGACTTATTGCTTCAGCAACCAACATCAACTCTAATGAAATGGCTGTTACGGCAATTAACCCTTTGATTGCTACTTCTGGATTTTTATCGACAATCCAGCCTGCTGCAGCCATTAAACCACCCATAGCAGTCAGAGCAATTGCCATGTTACCGATTTTTTTACCAAATGATGAAAAGTCGTCAGGTACTTTATCATTGATCGATTGCATTGCTTGAGCAGCCGCTTCTACAACTTTGATTGCGCCGAATACTAACGCTAGGTTGCCAGCATTTTTCAAAAGGTTGCCAAACATATTGCCGAAATCAAACGCTTGGGGCATTTTCGGTGCTTTACCACCACGCCCAAAGAGTTTTCCAATTGCTCCACCTATACCGCCAATCACACCGATTACCGGTTTACCTACAGCGCTGAAAAGTTTGAGACTTTTAGCTGCAACTTTGAAAAATATTCCTGCTGAAACAACATGGCCGATTATTTTTCCGAGACCGGCTTCAAAGCTTCCTCCACCAACCATTGCAATCAGTCTTCCAAACAAGTCTAGAACTGGTTTACCAACACTACTCAAAAAAGAAAATCCATCACCTACGAGTCCTAATCCTTCTGCAAAACTCCTAAAGAATGTCGCAAAATCAAATTCTTCAATTGTAGTTTTAACTTTTTGAAAAGCAGCAGCGATTTTGTCTCCGTGTTTTTCAACAAGAGCAGCAACAGCTTTCAATCCGTCTTCGAATTGTTTGCCGATAAATCCAAACACTTCAGCAAAACCGCCAGATTCCCCGCCACCTAAAATTTTGTCGAAAGAATCAATAATAGAAGTAGTACCTCGAGTAACTGCAGATTGCATTGTAGACATAGCTGTTTGAAGACCACCAGCTGAATTTCTAGCTTGCTCCTCAAATGATTGGAATCCATCAATACCAGTCTCATTTAGTTCCATAATTTTATCCATGAACTCATCCATGGATTTATCGCCCTTTTGCAGAGCCTCAAATAGTGCTTGTTCACTCTTTCCGAATGCTTTGGCAACTTGGCTTAACTGTGCTGGCATCGCTTGTTGCATCGATCGCCAGGTATTAAGATCCATTGTACCAATAGAATAGGCTCTTGATAATTGGTTTAATGCTGATTCTTGAATCTGAGCTCCTTGTCCACCAGCTATCAAGGCATTATTGAGCGATAGAAACATCCCTGTAGATTTTTCGATATCTTTATTTTTATTCGTAAATTGTTGCACTGAGCTTGCTGCAGCATCAACCGTTGTTGGCAATCCAGTTAAGCCATCTGATAGAGCTTCAATTGCTGCAGATGATTGCTCTACAGATATGTTCATGTTCGACATGGTTTTCGGGAAATTATTCAAGGTATCTAAACGTGACACAGCCCCGCCAAATGATCCTGAGATCATGCTTACTGCTTTGTCGACACCCTTGAATGCCAAGCCAAGCCCTAGCATGTCACCAAACTTACCGCCTCCAAAAGGCTGCAACAATTTATTCCCTAAATTATCGAGCTTGTTTGCAACATCATCGATGTTGTCAGATAACGTGACTTTTGTAGTTTTGGAATTGAGAGAAGTCAGCTGTTGCACCAATCCGCTAAGCCTACTTTTTGAACTTTCAACATCCTCTTGTGAGATCTGTAGCCGAGCTTTCTTATTGTTTAAGCTTTCCATCTCTTTGTGCAGATTTTTCAATTCTGTATCTGCACCCTTAAGGTTCGTTGTGGTTACTTGCAACGTCGCTTTCCTTGCAGACAACTGTTTCAGTTGGGCATCAATATCAATGACTTCTTTTTTTGCTTCTGTGACTTTGCTGACATCAGCTTGAATTGTCGCTTTATTTTTGCTTAATGAGGCCAACTGCTTATCGATCGCTGCTACTTTCTCTTTAGCATCATCAACGCTGGTCGCATCGGCTTTGATCGTTGCTTTTTCAGCTTGAAGTGATTTCATCTTGGCATTGATTTCATCAAGCTTCTTTTTCGCCTCGATAATCTCAGCAGAGTCGGTTTTCAAGATAGCTTTTCGAGCTTGCAGCTCTTTCATCTGCGTATCTATTTTGCTAATTTCATTACGAGCGTTCTGGAGCTTTTCAGCATTGATTGTAAGATCGTATTTTTTATTGTTTAGCTGAGCTAACCTTTTATCAATACTATCGAGCTCTTTTTCAATATTCTTTGCATTGCTAGTGATCTCAACTGCAATTTTCTCAATCGCCATCTGGTACCTCCTCATCTTCCAAATCATCTGGGGCGAAGAATTTAACTGCATACTCAACTGGACGTTCAATATTTTGTTTGGCTTTGGTATCCAAGCCTTTCCATTCCATGAAATTGCGTTGTGTAATTTCATTCGCATAGTGGCCGTATGCTACTAACAGTTCTGCCACTCCCCAATGATCCAAGATTTGGTTGGGACGTATATGTAACGTCTTGGCGACAAAATGTGCCATGTAGGAATACAATTTAAAAGAGGCGAGATAATCCTCCGCCTCTTCATTCGTACTTGTATTATTTTCACAGGAACGTGCGTAGGCTATCCGAAAAAAACATCTGCCTCATTGAACATTTCTGGATGGTTCTCAATTATTTGCCCCATTACAGTAATCACTGATCCTGGAAGCATATATTGCCCTAACTCGTCATCAATTTCCAAGAAAGTAGCCACTAGGTTATACAGAGCCAAATGAACTTCATTCCCTGCATATGCAAAAATCGAGAACAACTCTTCTTTAGAGTAATCCTCGACATCGCCGTTCTCTTTCAGTTTTTTGAAAAAGGGAAATACCTTCATGATACTATCTAGAATAATCAAGTCTTTTCGTGGAGTTACTGAAACATCTTTATATTCCGTGGTAACGACATAATACTGACCAACTTTTTGTGCGCCTTTTGGTACCGTGTTAAACAACGAAAATGGAAATCGGAATTTAATTTGATAATCACTCTTTTTCACTTCTGTTTTATTAACATCACCTACAACGCTGACATCTTTTCCGTTTACAACGGCGAAAGGGGTAGTATCCTCTTCCGCACGCTGCATTTGCTTGGCAAGTCCTAAAAGTTGATCTGGTGTAATCGTGTTCTCTTCAGTCATAGTTTAACGCTCCTTATTCTGTAATACGGAACTTCTCATAGAAATTACCGTTTTGATCACGTTGGATTGAAATGTTAAAGTTGAACGATCCCTCTTCATTATTTACTGTTTCAGGGAACGATGTGATCAAGACATTGTTGTAAACATATACGACACGAGTCTTATCAGTATGCATTTTAGAAAAACTCATTCGGACACGTCGATACTCTAAATCATTTTCATTCCCAACAAAGTGTTCCACATCTGCTTGTTTAGGATATGAAACAATGATATGCTCCCCGATTAGATCTTTATGAACTAGAATCATTCCAGCGTGTCCAGGTTCAGTGAATCGACCATCTAGCACGATGAATTGATTTTCGTCTAGCTCAATCGGGATAGGAGAGTTCACGCGATTCAATTCTGATTGAGTAACGTTACAATTTTCTGAAAGCTGAGCTGTTGTAAATCCACACTCTTCGACAAACATATCTCCAAGATGGATTACTCCATACGCTTCAAATGCTGCTATACTCCGTACTTCACGTTCTACCGTATGAATGAAGTAACCATCAGTTTTATCTCCTTTTTGCTCTAAAGGATTCAATTTCCAATAATTAGGTGTTGCAGCTTTTCCCGTTAAGGTTCTTTCAATAGAAATACTACTTGGATCATATCCTGATCCAAAACAAGAGGCGTCAGCAGCATCAATCGTGATATCTCCTGAAAAGTCATCTAAACATCCAATTTTCACCACATCATTTACTTCCAACATTTCTAACGACTCATAAACATAGAACGAAGACAATCCGAATGAGTATGGTACTGTTTCTTCTCCATCGACAATCTTATGAACATAGGCTTCTACTTGAGCACCTTCAACCTCAGCAACCCAGCCATTGCCTGTGGTTGAATTAGGCAACTTAGAAAAATCAATCAGGACTGGAAGAAATTCTTCACCTAACGCGGATTGTACATCTGTGTAATAAATATCAGAATCAGTATGTTTCAGACCTTTCATTGCTGTTCGCACTCGGTAAGCCCCTGGATCTTGAATCCATACATAATAGGTCATTACACCTGCATAAAAGTCAGTAGCGTCCTCTTTGATGACAAAGTTTGCTCCTGCATAAGTACTACCCCTCGTAGTCATTACTAACGTTCCGGTATTTTTACAGCCCTCCGGAAGGCAAGAAAACATATCTTGAGGAACTTTTAATCTCTGAAAGGCGGAGCTTGTGATTACTGAGGTTTCATCACCTTCGCTCGTCAATCCTAGATAGTTTTTTGCATTAATTTTGATACAACTATCTGCATCGCTCAAAACAGAAAAATCAACCTCAGTCAATTTCCCTAGCTTTTTCACTCCAATTTTATTTAATAATGCATCATTCTTACATCGTGGCATCTTGTTTCCCCCTTATTTGTTGTTTTTTACTATCCGCGCTGCATTTCTTTCTTGCAATGCTCCGGTCTTCTTGTTGATCACTGCAAGCTTACGATTTACGAATAATTGCTTATCCATCGGATTTTCAGCTTGCTTTTCTTCCGGAATATTTACAACTTCATCCTGCTTTTTAATAGCGTCTTTTTGTTCTTCCTGTTTTTTTGGCATATTAATTCCCTCCTCTATATTTTTGGTCTTCTTTTCACTGCTCTTCCTACAAACGGATCTCCAGCACTAGCTGGTATATGCACTGATTTCGCAAACTTCACTTGTCCATCTTTGCCAATCCATCTCAATACCTTTGCATTTTTTGCTCGAATTGTATATCCTCGATGCCCATCATGGTAAAAAATAGAATAATCTTGTCCGCCTGCGTTTCTTGGATCACTTTTCAGCTTTTCGCTGTCTACACCCACAAGAAAATGTCCATCACTTTTTTTCTCAGTAGTGATAGAATCACGCAAGGCGCCGGATTGTACGTGTACCTCTTCTTTTAACAGGTCTTCGATCTTTTCAGCGTATTGTTCGATGTCTTTGTTTGCAGCTTGCATTACAAGTTTTTTCAAAGCCATCAGATCACTTCCTCAAACATGGAAAGCTCAGAATCATGATCAATATATGTTTGCGCTAGAAGGAACTGTCCATCACCTTCCGAAACACTTTCTATCCTTCCAGCTATAAAAGTCCTCGTTGCCCCACTAGGCAGAGTCATCTTTTTCGTTCTTTCAAATACACCAGACATTTTTCGCCTGCTTCCACAGGAAGAGCACCCAGACATCCTACTCTCTCGTATACCTTTAAATACTACTTTCAAAGCACTGCCCCCCAACTCGAATGATATTTATGACATAGGCTGATCAGTCCTAATTGCTTTTGGTAGCCAGACTCAACAACATTTCTTAAGTAAGTATCAAGATTTTTTGCTACGTCATCATCCCATTCAATTTCCACATCATCGCCTTTCCCGCAAGATTGGCATGCTGAACAGTCGCAACGATTTTTGTTGAAAATAACATGCAACAGATCGCAGAAAATCGGCAGCAAACATTCTGGAATCAAGTCATACCCAGCATTGTACTCAAACTTAAGTTTGAATTTGTTCGGGCACCCACACCTTGACCATCTAGCAAACTTTCTCAAATCAATTCTTACGCAATTTGAAATCTCACTCCAAGAAAAATATTCCTCATCGATTAAGGTTTCAGTTTCTGTGATCCCTTTTATTTCAATGAGTGAAACTTGTATAGATTCAGGATCTACCAAAGAATAAAACGGAAAGAACTCAACCACACCGCCATCACAATAGCAGGGATCAAATTCTTCCACATCTATATATTCTTTTCGCGAGCTATTTAAAAACGTCTCACAGGCTTCTTGAGTCCAGCAAGTCAATAAGCTGATAAAATGAATTAACTCTTCAACATTTTTCTCAACCTTCGCCTCGTTTTTCAATTCTTTTTCGGGCAAGCAATCACAGTAATCTAGTATTTGATCAATGATCGCATTCATAATGCTAGACCATCGGAACTAAAGTCGTTGGTTGTACTAGATCGTCTAGTCCAACTAATGTATTTCCTACACAAGCACTAGACAATGGGATATCCGTGATTACTGCCAGGTGATTAGAATTGTTGTTTACAACTCCACCATAGTTATAGTAGAAGTCGCATTCAGATGCACAACCCTGACTAGGATCATCAGTTGATGCAAATCCATGACTAATAAAGTCATTCGCTGGAATTAAATCGGTGCCCATATAAACACCTGTGTTGCTGCCTTCAATTACCCAAGCTTCCCCTGTTCCTTCATCTAGGTTTACAGGGACAATTTTGTCCTGAATAAAACGAATGTTGTGATAAGACAATTCACCTGTTGCACTACGATTCCACCCAGACGGCAAACGCTCGAAACGTCCTGGCTGAACTTGTTCATCAATAGCTTGATAAGTCAATGGATGTAAAGCAACTACATAATTTCCGTCGCCTAAGACTTGCAATCGGCATCGCAATGAATCGAATACTCCAAGGATATTATTTCCATCCATTTGAATAGTACCTGGGCTTTGCATCACTTGGAATAATCCATGAAACGGTTTAAGTGTAGCTGTTTCATAATCTGTATGCCCTAAAATGATATTACGTGCAGTAAAGAAAGCCATCGATGTTTTCGCCATCCGAACACGAGCATCTTTAACTGACTCTCCTTGACGTAAGAAATAACCAATTAAATCGTTTGAACCGCCGAAGCGTGTTTTATTCACTAGGTTATCCATTAAATCTTCGCAATCTTTCAAACACAATAAGCGTAAAGGCGATCGAGAGTTGCATTTTGCAATTTCTAAAGGTACCCAGCAGCATGCCCCAGTTGTATCTTTTGGCTCTAAGGTTCCTACTGTGTATGGCGCCATGATCATCCACTCGCCAGTTTCAGCATCTTTATGAATAGCAGCCAAACCTTGACGCCCTGCATTTCGCATTTGGACTGATAAAGGAGTTTGCATCAACCAGTTCAATAATGGATGCTGATCCTGTAATGGATTTCTCAAGCTATTCTTGGAAAAATCTGGAGCTTGCCCGATATAACCGATATTTGTTGCTAACTCAACAATTTGTGTAACATCTAGAGCATTCCGCTCAAGTGCACTAGTTTTAAAATCTAAAGTCATTATACTTCCCCCCAACCATCAGATAACGCAGATGACGGTGCATCCTCATCTTTGTTTTTCTTGGAACTTTCGCCAGCATCATCTGATTTAATGTTTAATTTTGCAGCTAGCTCTTTGAATTTTGTAAGTCCATTGTTCACTTCCGCCTCACGAGTACTAAGAGATGCCTCAAGCTCTTCGTTTTTCGATTTGAGCGCTTCATTCTCTGTATTCAAGGCTTCAATCACTTGGAGCATTTCAGAACGCTCATTTTGCATCTCATCGACTTTTTCAACAACTTCTGCCAATTCTTCAGCAGTAATTCCTTCGATTACTTCAATCTCGTTAGAATCAGTCGGATCTTTTTCAATTACTTCAGGTTCCTTTTTGCTTTCATCCCCTGATTTTGATTTAAGGAATTTTTCCAAAAGTCCTTCGATCATGTTTGGTTTTGTCATTTTGCCATCTCCTTTTAAATTAATATTGCTGCTAGTCACATTTCCTGCTTCGCCGACAATCGCAAAGTCTTTGATGTTTAGGGATGAAATTACTTCCATACCCATCTCCTCGCTGTTTTCTACATCAAGAACACACGTGAATTCAGAAGAAATTCCGATTGGATAGTCTTGTTTCTTTAGTTCTTTGATGAATATAGAATCCTCATCCAGATTTAGCTTGATATCCAAACCTTGACGTCCATCGTCAATATCGACTAAAGTCAGATCTTTTTTTGTCCAGCTCCCCACTAAAAATGGGAACGTCGCAAAGGATTGGTGGCCAAGGTTGACTGATCCTACATAATCATCTGGCAGGCTATCATAATAGGCTGCAAGTACGCCTTTCTTGATATACATGTAAGGATAGCCTTCTGAGTCCACAATAAAACCCTCGTCAAGCAGGCGAGCTTTGTGGCCATCGCTACTTACCGAGAGCTTACATGTATTGTTTTCTTTATTTACATTGACCGCTAAATCTACCATGCTATCAAATTCTTTCTTTGCATTGGTTCGTTTAACTGTTCTTGCTTTTATTTTTTCAATCAGATCCGGTGTCATCGTCATCTAGATGCACCTCCACGATATTGTAGATAAGCTTTTTCACACGTCCACCACAACTTCGACATTGATCAACTTTGAAGTCAACACCTGCAGCCGTCAATTCTTTTTCCAAGGATTCGCTGTACCGTTTGCTAACACGCAGTTTCTCCAAAGACTCCAAAAAGATAGGATCATCCTCAAGCTCATAGATTTCACCTGGTTCCAAACGCATCGCACCATAGACAATTTTTGATCTATTTTGGTTTTCGGACGTCTTAGCAACTCGGACTTGTTGAGATGTGGTGATTGCTTTAATAAGGTTATACGTCCCCTTCATCTTTTTTCTCCTTCTTTCCCTTCGAAGCTTTGGAGACTTTTCCACCAGTAGGTTTGTCCTCTACTTTTTTAGGCGTAAATTCCGTTTTATCCGCTCGCAGATGTTGGATCATCTCTTTGGTATCTTTTACAACTGTGACATCTTTTCTCATAACTTCCTCCTAGCGCTCTGCATTGACATCGTAATCTGGTAGACAGTCAATGGATTCACATTTTTGGGGATTGTCTTCTTCAGATACAATGTGGGAAATTTCTATACCGCAAATACAGTCGAATTGGATGAACTCGTTACCTACTCGTACCCCTCTCACAATCTCCCCATGGATGTATCGTTGATAGGTCTGAAGGAATCTTTGCGCCTCATCACCACTTAAGCTTAAGTCATCCTCTGCGTTCGTTCGAACAATAATTCCGATCTTCCGCACTTTTCGTTTTTCGGGAAAAATATTTTCTGTCATTTCTAAAAACCTCCTTATTTTTAATAGCGGATTGAGAATTCAATCCAGCATCGATCATTCGGATGAGCAATTGCCACCAATCGATCGATGTAATCATAAATAACCTCTTCACCGTTAGCCATCTCAACGATCTGACCATTAACGAGAAAAGGTTCATCTATCAATTTTGTGGTACCATCTAGTTGCCTGCATAGGTCACAGCAATCTGGATGGGCATGCCATGTTTTATAAATCTTCACAGCATTGTTTCTCTTTTTCGCAATTAATGCTACATCAAGTTGTGCTAACTGTAGAATATTCGAAGATTCCGAATCCGCTAAAACAACAAATGCAGTAATTATAAAGTTTCGCAACTTTTTGCGATCTTCAGATAGCCTTAACTGAGCTCTTTCTCGTAACCCAATAAGCAAATCTGAAATATACATCGCATAATCATCTCTTGATTGAAAAACCTCATCTTCAATTGGAACGTCGTTTTCCAATGCAAATCGCTGTAACTCTGTATCATAAAAATCAAGCATATACTCAACTAAAACGATCAGTAGTTCATTCGCTTCCTTTTCGTCCTCAGTCCATGCAAATCGGACAACTTTGTCTTCATGCATGACATTAGATTGCTAAAGATGTTTCAGTGATCGAAGAACCTGCAGCTTGTGCTTGAATCGCAACTAGAACTTTTTCCATTGACTTCTGATTGAGTTTTTCTTTAAAACCATTAACGAATTCATCATCGGAGATCAATTTCACTGATTTTAAAGATAGTTTTTTCTTCTTAATCTCAATTTCGTATACTTTAACGTTGGTGGTATAAATTTGGCCACTAGCTTGTTCTTTGATTGCTCGGTAATCTGTTACCACTTCCACAATACTAATATCATCTTCTTCGGATACTTTTCGAAATCGATTTTCAAAGTACTGATCTAAATCTGTTGCAACGTTCTTTGTTGGTGTGGCCATATACGTATAGCCATCAGGTGCCAGCTGAGGATTCCCTGCATCCACTACATGCCCGGTCACTTTCTCTTGTAGAGCATTAGCTTTATTCAACGCTTGGGCATCCTCGAAAGAATACAGCGCCTTACGTTTTGTTTTCACTGCTGGCTTGACCTCAGCAGCGTCATTTAAAATATCTCTTAAATTCATTTATTCTTCACTCCTAATAGTTTTTTGATTTTTTCTCGAAGCGATACTTTCAAACGAACGAGCTTACCGTTGCCGTCATCGATATCCTCACTAAGCATCTGTGCAAATTTGTCTGCAAGAGCTTGCTGTCCTGCTCGATGTAACTTATCAATCATGTTAACAATCTTAAGTCGTTTATCATTTTCATCAACTGCTTGCTGCATCGCGTACTTATCGAAGTAAATTTTATCCACGCCGATCTTTTCTGCTAACAGACTTGATATTTGTGTAGCAAAACGCTCACGCATTGGAACGATAGAGTTGAGCATCCCGTTGTCGAGTATTTTCTCCATCGAGACGTTCCCGCTCATTTTTCCCAGACCTAATAATGTTGCGGGAATACCAAATATTTGAGACATGATCATGCCTTCATCTTGTATCCAATTGAAGAACTCTGTTGATTTGGTCACTCTAGGAAGGTGTTCAAAATTTTCAAAGATGTTCGAATACAGAATAACACTGTCAGAATGACTATTCTTAATCTCGTTTCCTAAAGCTTTTGCTTCCTTTTTCGCACGATCGATGAGATCACGTTTGGCATTGATCGTACTGTTCACAATTTGGGTTGTCCCTATATCATTTGTGTCACCTTTAGCATATGCATCTGACAACTTAAACATGATACGTCCAGGACCATCGTATTCAAGGTCATAATTCAGACGTTCGTATACACCCATAAGCAACTTCAATCGTTGGTTATCAAATTTAAGCGGGCTCTGTCCATTTTCAAGTACAGGATTATTGCGCAAATTGCAGAAGTCCTCTTGAGAAAGGATCAATATACGGCGCTCTCTGTCAACGATCACTCCATTCGATGCTAAAACATCGCGATCGAAGTTCAATTCTTTAAGATCTCGCTGATAGATTTTTTCATCACCATCAAAGGAAACGATATAGCCAACCGTGTCCTTGAATCCAAAAAACTCTTCGTTATCATCAACCAAACTTGCGTAGTTTTTTGAGTTAACACTGACTAACCCTGCATCATCACTCAACCATCGCAACCCATTTTTCCCATAAACCAATGCGTTTTTCAATGATTCTTGGATCACGGAATAGTTGGTAGTTCCTTTGATATTTTTCTTGTAAAGAAAATCATCTAGAATGACATCCTGATCCGGATCTCCTGTAGTTAACCCATCCGAAAAAATAAAGTTCACAATCTGATCAATGACATATGGAAGAGTCGGAAGATTATGATACAGCCATTCGATCATATCTTCTTCGTGCAGATGGCTAGTCCTAGAGAAATTCGTTGCACATTCTGAGTTTGAAATCAACATTTCTTCTAAGACTGCATCCATCTTGTTTTTATTTATATCAGTCACTTCAATTGCGTTTCCTCCTTTCCTCAAATTTAAAGGTAGCGATCGGATTCGAACCGACGAATGAAAGTTTTGCAGACTCTCGCCTTACCACTTGGCTACGCCACCACGTTATTTTATTCACTAGTTTACATAACTGCTATTACTTCAAGTAGTACGCAAAATAAGGCTTCTAGCTGCCAACATTGTGAAAAACAATTGGTATAGCTAAAAACCTTACATTTTATACGATTTACGTCATCTCGAGTTTGTGAAATAATCGAGTTGTTGTTGTTTCTATTCGTTATTTAATCATCGTAAACGAATGCTTTTTCATTCATTAGGTGCAGCACTGCCGCATGAACCGATAGAACTGCTGCATCCAGCAAGTCTGGCGAGTGCCCTAACTTTGCTTTAATGTCGTCTTTTGGTGTGATCCCTATCTTTTCTTTTGTCTTTCGGATCTCTTTGATGTGGCGCATCTCAGGGAGCAGCAACTCCTTGATTTCCTCTGTCATCACCAACTGATCATTGGCAATAAGATCAGCGAAGTCAATGTGCATCTCCGCTCGCTTGTTGGCTCCAAAGACGGCAGCATAGTGTTTGGCTTTCTTCCGCTCCATAGTCGTACCACCAGCAAATGCGATACCATAACTGGTAAATATGTCCGCGACTTTATTCAGCCCCTCGTTTAACCATATACCAAAACCGATATCCACACAAATTACTTTTGCTTGGTATGCATGAGCAACTTTGACGATCTGAGAAATTACCTCTTCGCTGGTCACACCATCAACCCAATCGCTTTTTTCGATATCAGCATGATCTACTAATCGTATTCGACCGTTCGGCTCCACACAAGACAGTACAACCTTAATCCTATCCTTGCCTTTGTATGCACTATCTACTCCTAAGAAGTACTGTGACCCTTCAGCAACGAGGCCATCATCAACTTTAGGTTCATTAAACATCCCAGTCTCTGAGTAGTCCTCCAACTCACACAAGAAATATCTTCTGCAGGTCGATTGGTTTTTGAAGAAGATAGAGTTCTTAACTTGATCAATAGATTTGATACGGCCTTCTTCATACGCTGTTCGAGCATCCATCCAGATGATCAATGTTCTTTCTGGTACCTGGTCATCCGTGATCGAATTCATAAACCTTCCAGGATAATGGGGATTGCTGATTTCAAAAGCTAAATATCGATTGCCATCGACGTTTGCAAAATCACGCCGACCTAATTCAGCATATGCATCGTCTGAAATCAGAGAAGCTTCATCGACAATAAAGTCTCCACCACGCCCGACTGCTTGGTTGTTCTTCAGAGGATTGTTGTAACTATCCCCTAAAGAGATCGACTCTACTTTGCCGCCATTCGTTAGTCCTATACGCCGTTTACTCATAGACATCTGCATCTTTTCAAGCTTATCTGCAGGTTCCAATAATTTTGATGTAATCTCGAAATCGGCGTATTGGATGTGAGTAGTCACTTTATCCATAATGATTTTTGTCGTTTCGAGATCTCCACCGACAACATAAGCATGATTTGCATCGTTAGCCCTCAACAAGGCAACCATTCCACATATCCAACTCTTCCCATACTGAGAAGGTGTGATCACACGGATCGTGTCATATTCTCCAGATTGAACAGCGCCTAACATCAAAGACTGGGTGAAAAAAGGTGTTTGTCCAAAATAGCTGATTGCATCTACAGCCCCTATTTTAGCTAGCCTTAGAGCTGCGGTCATGGAAATTGATAAACGTTTGTAGTGCTTAGGGATATATCCACGACACCATTTCCTCAATTCATTTTTAGGTGTAGCACTCTCCAGTAGATCGATTACTTGCTTTTGTATCTTATTCATTCAAATCATCTCCTACGAGATCATTCATGAATTCACTGGCAAGTTTCTTTTTCGTGTCAACATCAAGTTCAACTTTACCGGTCAGTTCGGTTTCTTTCTTATCACGCCACACGTCAGGTTTACGATTTTTAAGCCAGAATGCCGCAGCGCCTGTTTCTGGTGCAATTTCCTTAGTTTTCCGTTTAACTAAAACGTGTTTTGTTCTAGGGAATGTCAGGCGCTCCTTTTCTATGTCAATATCCGTTGCTTCCGGATTTTCAAGTTTGAACAATTTCATGTGATGGTCTAGCGCAGAATAATACTCTTCATCCTCTAATTGTACGACTATATATTCATCTTCTGAATATCTATAGCCTAGCGCTCTTTTTAGCAAGGCGTTTTCAACTTGAGCATCAACAATTTCCTTGCCCTTTTTTAAGGCGTCGGAAATGTCGGGATACTTCTTTTTCCAATCATAGAGTGTAGTGCGTTGAATACCTATGTTTTCGGATATTTGTTCATCGGTGAGACCATCACGAGCCCACGCCTCTAGTTTGATTAAACCTTCTTCAGTTAACCATTCTTGGTATTTGCCTTTAGCCACAGTCTCACCTTCTTTCCAAATATTATTCTTAGAAGTTTGCTGGATAATCTAATGTGATACTTATGCGTTTCGCTCCGTCATCAAATTTTGTGACATCCACACTAACGCTTTCTAGCTTATTTGCTTCAGCATCTTGCGTCATTTTATTAGCAAGTTCTAACAATTCTTCTTTCTCATCAGTGACTTTTCCATTAGCAGTGACTCTTGGCATTATTAATTCCTCCCATTCCTATCATTTATCTAATTCATAACCCATGATATCCGCTGTATTGAAAGTGGCATATCTATCAACACCCGCAGGCAATTTATTATGACTAAACGCAATTCTTCTGTCGCCTGTTTCTATGAGTCCATCTGTAAATCCAGTCACATTGTGAAATCGTAACTCTTTTCCTTGCTTTGGCCAGATCGTTAATGTTTTGCCTTGGGTTTCTTTCATATCCTCACGGACTTTTTCTCTGACAGCTTGTGCCTCAACTGTAATGTGTTCTTGTTTTTCAGACATTATCTTCCCTCCAAAGATCTTCCATGAAACATTGGGTTGTCTCTGTTAATTTGCAATCTTTACAATCACATTGACCCTGAGAATCAGCGACACTACTAGCGTCCATTTCACAAAGCATGGCACGAGGATCACCGTTGTAATCTGTCCAGTTTCCAAGAAAGTCTTTTCTCTCCTTCAGGTATTGATTAATAGCCAATCGCTCTGATTCCTTATCTTTTGTTTGGCCTTCTTCTGTAGCTTGGAGTACTTTAGCTACTTCCTCGGCTGTTCCAGTAATGATTTTAACTTCCATTCGAAATCCCTCCTTCAAAATAAAAAGTCACTCGCAATGAGTGACTTTTTCGTCATTGATTACAATTTAATTAACACATTTTCACGAATTTTGATACAATTAAACCAT